GGCTTATGTCTGTTATGGATTCTGGGGTCACAGTTGACCTAAAAAGCGCATCAGATCTCGTCTGTATTATGATTGTCGTTCTGCTTTTTCCCACGAAGTGGGTTGAGCTTTTAGACAATTGGCGAAGCCAGATGTATCAACATCCTCTTACAGGCTATAATGTTCCCTTTGAGAAATTTACTTCAATGGGAAACGGCTTCAACTTCGAGATCGAAAGTATGATTTTCCATGCTTTATTATATGGAATTTCGAAAGCTTTTGATGTACGATTTGATGTTTCCGTTTATGGAGATGATATTATATGCTCCAAAGCATTATACACACACGTTAAAACTTATTTCCCACTTCTGGGTTTTGAGATTAATCTCGATAAGACTTTCGATGAAGGTCCTTTCAGAGAATCGTGTGGTGGAGACTATCTTAGGGGTGTAGATGTAAGACCCTATTTCTTAAGCGATAGAATGACCTTTAGCAAGTTGTTCTCGTTTATGAATCTCATTAAGGAGAAACCCCACCTCTATCCAGATTCCCTATGGCATATGTGTTATTCGCTAATACCGGAGAACCTTATACTATTTGGTCCCAGGGGTTATGGCGATGGCCACCTTCATCTCAATGATGAGGAATGGTTCTTTGTACGTACACCTTTTGGAAGAAAATTTGGTTTTAGTGGGTTTGCGTTTCATACGCACACTGCAGTGCCGTTGCAAGACAAAACGGAACGTACTCATAGAAAGCCCTGTACTCTCCCTAGTGGAAAAGTATGGAAATCTTCCTTTGAGACACCAATTTCTTTTGTTGACGGCGACAGAGTTCTTCCTTTCTATGAAGCTCATATGATGGGTTTTGAACCCTTCGTTTTTAAGCCAATAGATTTGAGATCATATGCTAAATCGCTTCGTGACTCCAGTGATAGGACTACCTCTTCTCCGTACGTGTACAGAGGGGAAGCGGTCAAATCTAGGAGAACACGGATCTATACACTTACCTAGTCCGTAATGGAACTAGTTTTTCCTTATTTAACTTAAATAAGGTGGGAGACCTCGCGGTCTTACATGGG